TACCCGCAGGTGCGACAGGTGTTAGACCGCTACTGCCTACAGCTTTTGGTATGATTGTTCCGGGAATTAATTGTATATTATCTACATTAATAACACCATCATCTTCAACTTGATACATTCCCGATATTGCCATTTGTGCATTTTCTAATATTAATTCTATAACTAGATTTGCAGTTTTAATTGCAGGTAAAGCTAATTGAAGTGGGCCTCTACCATACACTTCTCCTGCACATTTACTCCATCTGTATATAATAAAAGGGTTAGAACCTATACCTTTAAATGTATCGTTAAATAATTCAGCTTGATACATTTCTGATATTACACAATATTTGTATTCTTCTTCTTTTGTGTTTTCATAATCTCTATATATAACTTCAATAACTTTACAATCTTTATCAGGATTCTTGCTCATTTCCTCCATCATACGTTCTGGTATTGTAGCTTTTGGATACGCAACAGTTATTTGTTTAAATTTTATATATCGTTCTCTAAATACGTGATCTATTTTATCATCATATCCAGAATCTAATAATACTTGTGGTAAAGGAATAGAACGAAAACGTACAGGTTGTACAGCATCACCTTCTTCTACAAGCAATACTCCTGTGCCTACAGCACAATCTAAAAATGTTTCGTGTACTTCTTGAGAAAAATTAGAGTTTTGTAATATCTCAAATATATATTCTGTAACTTGATCAAGGTTTTCATTTACAGCTTTTTGTTGGTCTTTTGGTATTTCTGTGCCAGATGTTAAATCAGCCCACCTTGCATAGTTAGGAACTATACCTGCTTGTAATCGTGAAGCAAATTCTTGTACACCTACTACGGCAGTTTCATCAAATATAGATTCACTTCTTCTTTTTGCTATGCTTTCAGAATAAAACGATTCACGTTGAGGTAGTGCATATTCATAGCAATCTTCAAAGATAGGTGTCCATTGATCTTTGATACCTTTCGCTTTACGATAACGTGCTAATAGTTGATTTACTTTTGATTCAGATAAATCAATAGTAGCTTGTGGTTTAACATCTACAACCATTATACTCCTAGAGTTTGTCTAGTTTGTATATCCCCACTTACCATAAACCCTTGTCCGCTTTTTCTACCAGAAAGTAGAGAACGTCTACCTCTTTTTCCTGATAAATCGGCAACACTTTCTTGATACGCTTCATCTTTCTGTTTTGCCTTTTCAGCTAACTCATTACGCCTAGCTTCTGCTCTTTGTTGGCGTAATGTTTTTTCATAAGGGCTAGGTGGTGGTGGTGGTGGTGGTGTATATCCGCCTCCGCCTCCGCACATAGTTTACCTCCTTCTTTCATAAATGTTTTTAGGTTGACCACTAAAAACATCAAAATTACGTTTCGCTATTATAGGTTTACTATATTTCGTTCCAATCGTCAACGACCTACCCTCACCTGCACCTAATAATAAATATTGAAGTGCATCGTGAATGTGTGAAAATCTGTTCTTATTTGGGCGTTCATCATAGCGTTCTCCCGATACTTGTAGTCTTCTATAGTGATATCCTCCTGCAAATCCTCTAATTAAATTAATACAACTTTTATCTATAAGAATACCAGATTCACCATCTACCATTCTTGTAAGTGTAGCATTTACACTTTCTAACCGAAGTGTTACATCATTACTTGGTGCAGGTCGGGCTGTAATACCTTTACCTCGTAATATTTGAAAAGGTGTATTCTCATCTGTTTGCACTCTATGATCACCGGCAGGATCGCCAAATATATAAAATGGTCTAGGGTGATACTTTGCCATAGATTGTTTCATTAAGTCAGAAAACTTTACTATACCCATATCTTCAGCTACAAGTTCTTCTAATACTATCCATCTTGTTCTTATTTTTTGTGCAAATATACAGGCGGGAGTTAATCCAAAATCTATACCCATATAGATTGGTAAGGATTCGGCAATAGCTAATTCACCTTTAGCTACGTGTACATCTTGTCTAAATGCTTCATAAACAGGTTTACCATCTTCTACCTGTCCAAGTTTATTTAATACATATACATCTATCCACGATTTTGTTTTACCTCTTATAATATTTCTATAATAATTTTGTGTAAGGTTGTTTTGATTCTCAGATTGATTATAATTTTTATATTCAACCACCTGATTGTTTTTATCTTTAACTTCCTCCATAGCAGGTGGTTGATTAAAAAATTTCCAGTTATCTGGTTTAATCAGCATCTTTGCTTCTTGTTTACTAATATAGTCAGGTATAATAGTTTCACCTGCCATTATTGCCCACCAATGATCGGTATCTGGTGGGTTGGTATCGCAAACAACACCATACCATGTTGGGCCACCATCACGCATAGATGGAAAACGACCAACACGCATAGAACAAGCATCAACGATACTTTTAGGAATCTCTCGTGCCTCATTTATCCATACCCCCGTTAATTCAAGAGATAACAATTTCTTTACATCCTCTGGTCTATCAAGAGCCAAAAAGATTACCTCACAGTCAATATCTCCCTTTTTAAGTTTGTGTGTGTAAGGTACACTCCAAGTAAAACCACCCCAATCTTCTTCGGGAAACCAATCTAGCCAAGTCTTGATTGTGGTTGTTTTAAGCTGTGGATTTGTGTTACGAATAACTGCCCAACGGGTTTTACGTATTCCATCTTCATTTGGTTTTTGTGAAATTGCTCGTTTTATTATTTCAATACAACAAGCAACAGATTTACCACTTCCTACAGGGCCACGTATTCCTCTGAAGAAAGTATCATTTTTTAAGAATTCTTTTAGTACCTGTCCATCAGGTTTATAATTTAGTGATGCCATAATTAACCGCTAGTTCATATAACTTTTCTCTAGCTTGTTCAGATAGAGATTCTATAATTCTATCAGCTTCGTGGTTTGTTACCAACTCTTTTGGATAATGTTTCATATGTTGTGATTTAACAACAGTACGTAGTGTGTCTATTTCTCTTATTGTATACTTTGTAAATATTGTCATACTTTTCTATACCTTCTTACTTTTCTTGCAATAGATTTAGGTTGTTTACTAAATTGTTTTCCACTCGCTTTATCTTTTCTTTTCTTAGCCGTAGTTCTCGCATATTCTTTTGATGATAATTTTTTAATGGCTTTTTCTGGTAAATAACGTTCTCCTGTTTCTGATGATTTTTTTCCTGACTTTGTACGCCATTTTTGTTTTGACCATTTAGATAATGAGTTAGATTTCTTTTTAGCACCACTATATCCACCTCCTGCTTTTTTATATGCTTTGACGGCGGCTTGGGCTTTTCTTCCTGACCATTGACCTGCCGCAGTTCCGTGTGATGCTTGTGCTTTTATTCTAGCTACAATACGTTTCCATAACGAAGGATTTTTTTTCTTTGCTGAACTCATTTTTTTGCTGTGTTATATGATGCTGTTACCACTCGTAAATTACTTGGTGCATTATTTTGTGGGTTGCCATCTATATGATGAATATGTTTATTGTCGCCTTTTTGTACGATACCAAGTTTAAGAGCACGTCGTCTTGCTTTATTTCTTTTTACACGATCTTTTTTTGATGAAGAAGATGATTGGAAAGAAGCATACTCGTGTTTATAATCTCTACTCATTACTATTTAAAATATGTTGTTTTGCCATTGCGTATGCTTTTTCTTTAGAATGACCACGTATCATTTTAAATTCTGCATAATCTTTTATTTGTTTTTCTCTATGGCGTTCAAGTTCTGCAAGTCTTGACGTTTCCATACTTTGGGCAATTTTTTTATTTTTTTCTAATTTTTTATTCACCAATACCTCACTAGTTCAATTAATTCTATTATAACAATTAATCCTAAAAATAAAGCTAAAAGTGTATGATATATATTCCAAAGAACATAATAATTCTTCTGTGGTTTTTTTTTCATTAGAGAAGAGGTCTTCCGCTCTTACCTTTAAATCCGGGAGGTAAACTGCCTGCACCCGGAGGTGTTGTACCCGGAATATTGCCGGGCATACCTCCACCAGAACGCTTTAACCCTGAAGATATTTTTTTCTTTAATTGTGCAAGTTTGGTTTTAATTTTTTGTTTAAGAGAAGGTTTAGCATTTTTAATTCTGTCTGATACTTTTTCTCCTATTTTTTTGCCTACTTCTTTTTGTTGATCTTTTGGCAAATCGTTTATTTTATTCATTGCCATTTGTAACTTTTGTTTACCTTTTGCACTTTTATATACTTTATATCCAACAACTCCTGTTAATAAAGAACCTCCCGCTACTGTTGTAGCTAAATTTTCAAGTGCTTGACTAGGAATACTTACATCTTTTTTTTGTTTATTTTGTGATTCTATTTTTCTTTTTCTTTCCCCTTCGTTATCTGTTTTACGAACATCATCTTTATTTGTTTTAACTTCTTTTTGTTTAGATGGTGATCCTTTTTGTTCTTTTGATTTTTGTTCTTCTTTTATTTTTTTAACAGCATCAAAAATACTTTTTGTTCGTTTTCTACTTTTTCTTTCTGCTTCAATAGCATTCTTTTCTGATCTAAAACCTTCTCTAGTTTTGGGGTCGTCCTTTGTACTAATAGTTACTTTACCATCTTTACGTCTTTTAAGATCGTATTTCTTTTTTCCCATTGCACGAAGTTTATAGTCGGTAGGATTTTTTCGTAACGCTTGTTCGTATGTTCCTGTATAAGCCATAATGTTATTATCCTTGCTTTTTCTTTTTTGTCAACATAAGCACTTTTCTTTTTACTTTAGCTGACAAATCTTTAAAATGAAATAATTTTTTACTAGAAGATGTATGTGTCTTTCCAGAATGAAGATCCCCATTAGGCATCTTATGTGAACCACCTGTATGAACTTTACCATCTTCGGTATAATGTTTAACACCTTTCATTAGTAACCTTTTTTCTTTTTCTTTTTAGTTTTTGGTGCTTTTGGCATTTTATAATTTGGGCTTATTTGTTTCGTTTCTTTTTTTTATTCTTTATTCGTA